TCACCGCCGGCGGCCACCGATCAGCAGCTCGCGCGCAGCGCCTGGCTCGCCGCCGTTCTTGCCCACCGAATAGGTGGTGGACACTGGCTCGATCGCGAAGCCCTTGAACAGCGATCGAACCTCCTGCGTGTCGTTGATCGACAGTAGGAAGCGGCCCTTCAGCCGGCCGAGCTGCTCGGCCATGCGCGTGAAGTCCTCCTTGCCGAAGACGCCCTTGCCGTAGTCCGCCTCGCAACCCCAATAGGGCGGATCGAGATAGAACAGCGTGCCCGGCCGGTCGTAGCGATCGAGGAAGGCCGACCAGCCCAGCCGCTCGATGGTCACGCCGGCGAGCCGCTCGTGCACCGCTTCGAGGATCGGCACCAGCTTGGTCACGTCGAACCGCGCCGGCCCCATGCTGACGCCGAAGGTGCGCGACTTCACCTTGCCGCCAAAGCCGGTGCGCTGGAGATAGAGGAAGCGGGCCGCGCGCTCCAGGTCCGTGAGCGTGTCGGGATCGGTGGCCAGCAAGCGCTCGAAGTCCGACCTGGTCGTGAGCTGCCAGCGCAGCATGTCGAGGAACGGCACGTAGTGACGCTGCAGCATGCGGAACAGCGTCACGACGTCGGTCGAGATGTCGTTGATCACCTCCGCGTCGGCGCGGAAGGGCCGCTTCAGGAACACGCCGCCCATGCCGATGAACGGCTCGGCGTAGAGCGAGTGCCTGATCCGGCTCAGTCGCCCGACCACCGCCTTCGCCAGATTGCGCTTGCCGCCCACATAGGGCGCGACGGTGCGCACAGGCCGCACCTTCGTTCGAGTCGACTCCATGATGGTTGTAGTGCTCTCTTCGCTCCCGCCCCTGCAGGGGTGGCGGGACGGCCACGACGTGGCCGGTTGTGGCCGTGTGGATCTGAGGTCCACGGTTCGCGCTGTTGACGCAGCGCGGCCCCCGCCGGCCAGCGGCGGGGGAATAGATCGGCGTGGCGCCGCGGCGCATCACGCCACCTTCAGCCAGCCTTCCGGCATGGTGAGGATGAGCTGGTCGTTCTTCTGCTCGACGCCCGGCTCCTCGCTCTTGCGCGCCGCGCCAACGAGCTGGTCGAAGTGGCCGACATAGACCTTGGCCATCGACCGCGCCGAGCGCTTCATCTTGATCACCGACAGCGACAGCGGGCCGTGCGCCTTGGTCTTCAGCGCGATCTTGCCGGCCGCCTCGGCGCTGCCCACGAGCAAGGTCAAGGTCGTGCCGTTGCGCCAGCCGAGCTTATCGGTCATCGCGCTGGAGAGATGGACATGCAAGCCACCCCCCCCCGTCACGCGCACCTTGACGTCGGCCGTCTTCGCCAGCGGCCGCTTGAGGGTTTCCACTTCCTTCCATGCCATCGCGGATCTCCATCGTTCTCAAAGAGGACAGATACAAAGCGGGAGTTTCGAGGGGCGTGTCGTCGTCAGGTTTTCGAGGGGTGTGTTGGACGGGCCACCGAATGCTATGCGCCCTGATATGTGGGCCGATCGGCTGCTCGCCGCGGCCGGAGAGAAACGACGCGGGCTTCATCCTTCGCGAGCTGCCACTCGGCCTGCGCCTCGGCGAGATGCAGCGCCGCCTTCGCGACGATCGTCGGCGCGATCTGGCGGCGGTACTTCCACACCAGGGCGAAGAGCGACGCGCGCTGGCCGAGGCTGATCTGCTGCGCCATCGATCGCCGCTCGTCGAGATCGCGGGCGAAGCGTTTGTCGAACGACGCTGGCAGGAACGAGCATCGCGCCAGGGCTTCGATGCAGATCCGATCGACATCCGACATGACCTTCCAGACCGGCGCGACACGCGGCATCGCTTAGGCGCCCACCTTGTCGAACGCGGCGATCGCGGCATCGACCGCCACGTCGATCGCCGCGAGGTCGGTTGCCGCGGCGATCGCGTCATGCGCGTCGAGCCTGATGCTCTCGATCGTCGCCGCGACCCGGCGCCAGGCTTCGGCCTTCTGCGCCCAAACCGTCGCGATGGACTTAGCCGGCACCCTGGTTCGCAGCACCTCGGCCTCGACCAGGGGGAAGCCGGCGAAGCTTTCCGGCTCGTGCGCCAGCTCGAGGAAGCGTTCGGCCTCGGCGCGCTTCTCGGCATAGACGAGCGACTGCCCGGCGCCCGGCGTGATGAAGCGAAGGCGCGCCTGCTCCGCGCGGGCATCGATCGAGCGGGTGGCGGCGGTGCGCAGGCGGTCCAGCTCGGCCGCCTGCAGCCCGGCATCCAGACGCCAGTCACCATCGCGGAAGCTGTGCTGCGGGCTCGGCCGGCGCTTCGTCGTCGCGCCATCGGGCAACGCGCCCAGCGTCTCGACGCGCCACGACCCGCCCGTCGTCGTGTCGTAGGCCATTTGGCCGCGATGATCGGGCACGACGGTCCATTTCGCGCCATCCCACACCGCCGCCTGGTCGGCGTCGATCGCCGGCGGCTTCACCTCAGTCGTGTTGGCCGGGAAGTGATAGACGCCCGGCTCCTGCGGCGACGCCCAGGCCTGCTCGCGGCCGAGATAGGCGCCGGTGGCGGGATCGAAAGAGTAGACGGTGATGCTGTCGCGGGCGTCCACGGTGGGCCTCGTCTAGTAGCGGATGAAGAAGTTGATGGCGACGTTGCGCGGCCGCGTCTCCTGCGCGACGCGCGGCGCGGCGTAGCCGGACTTGGTGGTGATCGTGGTCGACGACGAGACGCCGTTGTTGCTGGCGTTGTCGCCGTCGAGGAAGCCGGGCGTGCCGCTGACGCCGTGCGGGAACTCCATGCCGTGCTCATGCCCCTGGAAGGCGTCGAGCTGCGCCGAGCCGAGCACACGCCCGCTGTCGACACCGCGGCCGGCGTCGAGACCGCGCAGGAACTCGCCGCGCAGGTCGGGCAGGTTGAAGGTGGTGGCGCCGTCGCCGACGCCGAACGTCGTGCCGATCGCCGCGAACAGCGCGGCGTAGGTGGTACGGCTGACAGCGGCGCCGTTGCAGGCCAGCTCGCGGCCGCCCGGCGCGTTGCGGAACGTGGCCACGATCGTGCCGGCGCCCATCGACGTCGCCGCCGCCGCCTTGGCGGCGACCGCGTCGGAGAGGTCCTGCTTGCGACCAAGCGTGAGGAAGCCCATCTCGTCGCAGAGATAGGCGACGTTAGCGAACAGATCGTCGTAGACCACGGCATCGTCGATCGACGCCGGCGTGCCCGTCCCGGGGTTGCCCGCCTGGAAGCCATGCTTGCCGACACCGTGCTTGTCGGTGTGCGGGTGAGCGCCGGTGTTCCACCTCATGCTGCAAGCTCCTCTTCATCCGGCCAGTCGTGCAGTGACAGGCCATGGGCGCGCGCGATCACGCGCTCGATCCAGTCGATTTCCGCCGCGTCGAGCGCCACGTCCTTGACGCCGACGAAGTCGACGGCGCTCGCCGCGATGATCAGTGGCGCGGTGAACAGGCCGGTGGCGTCGTGCGCGCCGGCCGCCACCTGCAGGCCGTCGCGGCGCAGGATGACGCCGCGGCCGGTGTCGCCGGTGGCGACGCGCAGCGTCAGCAGCATCTTGGAAGCACCGCCGCCGACCGCGAGCGGCATGTAGGGATCGACGCCAGGCGCGCCCAGCGACCCGACCGTCGCCACGTCGCGCGCCAGCGACACACCGGTATCGGCGCGGTCGATCTCCGTGAGCGGGTTGTTCACGAAGCTGGCGACGACGAAGATCGTCAGATCCTTGGCGTTGCCCAAAGTCAGCGGCGGATCGTCGACCGGCGGGCCGGGCGTCAGCCACGTCAGCGGCGCGCCGCGCCGGTCCTTCGGCTCGACATAGACGAAAAGCGGCTGCGTGTGCGCCGGCGCAAGTCGGCTCACCAGGCATTCGAGCCGCGCGTTGCCCCATTGGCGAAAGCCTTCGCCCATGCCGTCGCCGACGCGCCGGTCGACGACGCTGGTCGGCGGCGCCAGCACCGCCCAGGTGAAGACCGCCGCCTCCGGCGTCAGCGGCTCGCCCAGCGGATGGTTGAAGCTGGCGCCGTGGAACTCGACGATCATCACGTCGAAGCCCTGCCGCCACGCCAGCTCCATGTAGAAGCGCGGCGTCATGCTGGCGTCGCCGAGGAATTTCCGCACCGCGTCGCCGCGGCGCTGTGTCACCGTGGGCGACAGCGCCGTGCACGGGTCGGGCAGGCCCAGCGCCAGCTCCCAATCCTCCAGCATCTCGACCGTGCGGCGCGGGTCGCTCTCGCGCATCAGGTCGAGCGTGCGCTGGTCGAGCCGCGCCAGCGCGTCGCCGATCGGCCGCAGCGCGGCCAGCAGCAACGGCGCGCGCCACGGCGGCCCCTTGGGCAGCAGCGGCGCCACCAGGCTGTCGAAGTAGGCGTCGCTGTCGCGCATCAGACCCACGTGATGGTTCCCAGGGTGACGATCTGGTGCGCGGCGGGCACGACGTTGCCGACCGGCGCCACCAGCGCGTGATCGGTCTCACCCACGGCGGCGCTGATCGCCTCCGTGATGTGGCTTCGAAGGATCGTCGAGCCCAGCTCGGCCGAGCGCCGCAGCAGGTCGCGCAGCTCGGCCTCGACCGCGGCCTTCACCGTCGCCGAGTTGGGTGTGATGGTGATCTGCGGATTGATCGGCAAGGCCGTGGGCGCGAAGACTAGGATGGTCGCGCAGACCGGCCGGCGCGCGTCGAGATAGGCCTGCACCGTCGTGATGTCGCCGGCCAGCGGGATCGGATCGACGCGATCATCCATCATGAAGGCCACGCCGACCTTGCCCAGGCCGGTCCAGTTGGCTCGCGACCAGGCGCGCGTCACACCGGGCACTTCCGTCGCCCACAGCTCGTAGTCGTGCGCGGCGCCACCCTGCGGCGGCTTGCGCCAGCGCGCGAGGATGCGCGCGCGCAGCTGCTCGTCGGTCTCGACATCGGCGCCGCCGGTCGCCGCCGTCGACAGGGTCGCCGTGGTCTGCACCGCCGCGACCGGCGACACGAAATTCAGCGCCACGGCGGCGTCGGCGTTGCCGGCCATGCCGCCCAGGGCGGCGCGCACGGCCGCGGTGATGGTGCCGCCGCCGCCGATCGCCACCTCGGCGATCGTGGCGTAGCGCACGCCGTCGATACGCTGGAGCTGCGTGCCCGCGGGCACGACGGCGTCGGGCGCGCCGGTCAGGGTGGCGACGCCCTCGGCCTTCGACGCCGCGCGGCGCACCAGGCCGCGCAGGCGCGCATGATCGTCGAGCATCTCCTCGTCGGCGGTGTGCGGCAGGAATTGCCGCTTCGCCCAGTCGAGCCAGCCGTAGAGGTGGAAGACGGTCATGGCGACGACGCGCGCCAGCACGGGGAGCACGCCGAAGCGCAGGCGGCTGTCGGCGCCGGGCAGCCGTGTCGCCATGTCGGCGCGCGCCTGGTCGTCGAGCTGGCGCAGGGTTGGAAGGGGGAAGCTCACAGGAAAAATCCCGGCACGGCGCGCTGGCTACCCGTGCATCGCTTGCCGTTGTGATCGTGACCGGACAGGTAAGCCTCTTCGGTTTCGACGTGCTCAACGATGTAGACCCGCTGCCGCGTGCGACAATCGGGGCACTCCACCGTGGGGTTGCCTTGATTGTCGGCGCTGACGACAAGTGATGCGGCCTGACGCTCGCTCATGCTGCTGGCCTCCACACATGCTCGAAGGCGACGACGGCGCCGGTGACGCGCCGGTGCACAGCGACCGCGACACGCACCGCGTCCTCCTCGAAGCTCGCCTCGACGCGCTCGATCGCGGCCACGCCATCGCGCTCGATCCAGTCGATCGCCTCGCGCGCCGCCGTCTCGATCTTCAGCCGCGTGGCCTCGGTCTGCTTGCCGGGGATCAGCAGCCACAGCTTCGAGCCGATCCGGTCGGCGGGGTCCGCCTCGAGCAGATCGCCGGCCCAGCCGCGGCGGTCGGTCTCGCCGATCGGCAGCACATCGTCGGGATCGGCGCGCCGGTCGGAGAGCAGCGACACGATCAGCGCCGTGCGCAGACCCTCGTCGAGCTGGAGGTCGCCAGCGACCATCAGCAGATCGATCTCGACGTCGCGGCCGTCGACCAGGGCAAGCGCGAGATCCGTGCGGTTGCCGCTCACGGTGCGCCACCGACAGTGATCGCCACCGACGATCGGATGCCGTCCTCACGGATCGATATCCAGTGCCCGGCCTCGCCGCGGCGCAGCACCACCTTGCCGTTGCCGCGCACCCACACCTCGCCGTTGGCCTTGAGGTGCACGAAGCCGCCGGGGCTGAAGACCGCGACGTCGCCGGCGGCGAGATCCGGTCCGCCCTTGGTGCCCATGGGCAGCGCGACCAGGTGATTGGGCGAGCCGCCGAGCGACAGCGCGACCACCTCGCCACTGCCGACATTGGCGCGCAGGCCCGGTGGCCAGACGATCTCGACGCCGCCCATCACTTCGCCGGCGCGCCGCTCGATCTGCCCGCGCTGGATCGCTGGCGCATCGTCGACAAGCCGCAGCGCGGCGCGCGCCACCATGCCGGTGACGCGCTGCTGCAGCGGGCCAAGGAGGCGGGAGAGGATGGCGGGCAGTTCCATCAGTTCCTCGCCGCCTCGCGGCTCCAGCCGCTGCTGTCCCACGGGCTCTCGACGCGGCCGACGACGCCATCGGCCGTGCCGCCGCCCTTGCTGGTGTCGCTGCCGACGCGCAGATCGTAGGCTTCGGTCGGCACCAGGGTGAGCTGCGTGCGCGTGCCCTCGTTGTTGAGCGAGAACCGCGTCTCCTCGATCACCATCTCGCGGTCGAGCTTCAGCCACTCGGGATCGACGATGCGCACGCGCCGCGCCACCGGCCACAGCGCCTCGCTGGCGTCCTCGGTGACGAAGACGCGCCAGCCCTTGAGCGTGATGGTGAGCCGCTCGCTGGCGCCGATGCGCTTGTTGCGTTCGTTGATCAGCTCGTCCTGCAGGCTGAGACCGCTCTCGGCGTCGGGGTCGCTCACCACCATCATGCGGAAGCGCTTGACGCCGGCGTCGGTGACCGCGCCCTTTAGATGCGCGCGATCGGCGACGGCGTTGGTTCCGGTCGCGCCGGTCTGTCCCTTGCCGACATAGAGGCTGAAGCGGTCGGTGAGATCGCGCTGCGCCTCGGCCGACAGCACATTGACGCGCCGCGCGATCAGCGTGTGCAGCTCCTTCTCCAGCGGCTTGACGAACACCAGGCGTCCGCGCGGATCGGTGACGCCGATGACGCCGCGCTTCTTCGCCGCCTTCTCGATCACGTCGAAGACCTTGTCGCCCTCCTGGGCGGTGACCTGCGGCAGCGGCCGGCCGGTGTCGGCCGCGAGCAGGCCATGCGCGCCCTCGCCGCGATCGCCGGCGCGCAGCACCGTCACGCCATAGGGCGCCGCCAGCTCGGCCGCGAGATCCTGCAGGGTGATGTTGGACCACTGCACCTTGCCGCCGGCGACGGCACAGTCGACCAGGTCCGCCGTGCGCGAGCGCCCGGCGCAGCGCAGCTCGTGATTGCCGGCGTCGAAGCTGGGCGTCACGTCGTCGAGATGGCCGGTCATCACCAGGTCGTCGCCGATCAGCAGCTCGAATTCGTCGCCGGCCTCGATCGGGCGCGCGCGGTCGCTCGCCCAGCGCTCCGTCAGGGTCATGTCGAAGGCGTTGGCCATCGCGCCGCAGGAGCGCGTGATGGCGACGTCCTTCCAGCCTTCGTGGATCTCGCCGTTCACCTTCAGGCGCACGCGGTCGCGCGGGTCGATGGCGGGTTCGCTCATCGCGATCCCCGCTTTGGCTTCTGCGGCGCGGGCCGCGGCTCGGTTACGCACCAGCACGCCATCAGCACGATCCGTGCGCGCGGGGCGAAGGGGTTGGTGCCCGGCGGAATACGCCACGTCTCACCGGAACCACCACAGCGCCGACAATTTGGATCTGGCTTTGTCATGTGCGCAGCTCCAGCGGTGCGAGCGCTTCGATCGGCGCGCCGCCGGGCACGAAGCCGGGATGGCGCACGCCGTTGCGCACCACCAGGTCGGCGGCCAGGCGTAGCGCGCCGCGCTCGCCGGCGTAGAGCTGGTGCGCCAGCGCCATCGCCGGCAGGGTGCGCGACGGTGTCAGGCTGACGACCGGCCGCAGGCTGGCGCCCGCCTCGACCAGGCGCGTGACGATGGTGGCGCGCAGCACCGCCAGCGCGCCGGCGACCTCGTGCTCGCCACGGTCGCCGGCGACCAGCATGGCCTCGTCCAGTCGTCCGGCGAGATCGTCGCGGTAGGACCGCGCCTGGTTGGCGCTGTCGAAGGTCCGGCCCGCCGCCAGCTCGACCTCGCTGATCAGCGCCAGCCGGCTCGCCGTCGCCGACAGCGCGTTGATGGCGCCCTCCAGCTCGAGGTGGCTCGATCCCGTGCCGGGCACCAGGTCGTGCGACGCGTCGAAGGCCGATAGAGCGTCGATCGAACGGCGGCGCTGGTCGTCGTCGAAGTCGCGCGGCGTGCCGTCGTCGTTGACCGTGAGCGCGCCGAAGCCATCGCCGACCAGGCTGGCGATCGCCGCGCCATCGCGCACCAGGCTGGCGGTGATCGCCGACACGGTCATCACGTCGCGCACCGCCGCCAGCGCCGCGGGCGAGATCAGCCCGCCGACGTCGAGCACGCGGCCCATCAGCCCGCCGAGGAAGCCGACCGCGAAGTCGGCGAGGAACTGGCGCCAGTGCGTGATCGCCCAGGCGGCGGCCAGCGCGCCCTTCACCGCCAGCCGCGCCGTGGCGATCGAGCTGGCGAGCTGCGCCAGCGGATCGGCCTGCGTCGTCGGATAGGTGTTGCCGCGGTCGACCTCGAACTTCAGCGACAGGCGGATGACGCCGCCCTCGGCCGAGCTGTATCGCTCGGAGACGCCCATGCAGACGCATTTGCGCTGCCCGGCATAGGGATGCACCAGCTCGCCCGGCTCGCCGCGCCGGCACGCCTTCACGAGTTGATCGCGTGCCGCGAACAACCCGGCGCCGAGATCCGAGCCGATCAGCAGCGCCTCGATCGTGAAGCTGTCGGGCAGCTCGCCCAGCGCCTCGTGCCAGCGGCCGTCGCGCTGCGGATAGTCGTGGTTGGCGAAGCGCTGGCCGCTCTCCGCCGTGGTGTCGCTGTAGCGGAACGCGATGCCCCTGAAGCTGGCCGGCCGCAGCTGCGCGCGCCAGCCGGCGCCCAGGCCCAGCGACGGCAGCGCCCTGCCCAGCAACTCGGCGATCATATGAACCGTCCTGCGCGACCGCCGGCGCGCGCGCCGGTGATGCGAGCGTCGGTGCCGGGCTCGGCGCTCACCACGACGCGGATCTCGCCGTCGACCGTCGCCGGCGGCATGCGGCCGATCAGGCTGCCGGCGCCGGAGCCCAGCACCGGTGCCGGCCGCGCGATGCCGCCAATCGCGGCGCCACCGCCCGCACCACCAGGCGCGCCTGACGAGAACGGATTGACGCTGTCGATCGCCGCGCGTGCCTCGCGCACGATGGACATGAGCTGTTCCCACTTCTTCTCGATCCAGGCGACGGCGCCGTCGAAGCCTGACGTGATCGAGGCCCAGATCTCGGCGAAGGCGGCTTTCAGCGGCTCCCACGCGCGGATGATCTTCATCGGCACGTGCCAGAACGGCGCCAGCACGGCCATCAGCAGCTGCACGGCCTGGCCGGTGTCGGTGTCGAGGAAGCGCCACACCTCGGTCCAGTTCTCGTAGAGGAACCAGGCGGCGGCGACGATCGAGGCGATCGCCAGCACGATCCA